GATATAGGTGACTATGCAAGGCAAGTATATCAACAAATGAATAAAATAGAAAAAGAAGATTTAGAGGCTGCTGGTTATTCTGATTATGAAATAGATAAATATATATCAGGAGAAAGAGTGCCATTAAGTGGAGATTCTATATTTAGATTACCTGATCAAACAGATGATGATATGGGATTGCCAATTACTAGTTTAGTAAATCAAATACTAGATGCTCAAGATCAAGATAGAGAAGACAGAGGATTTACCCCAACAACTGTAGCACCACCTGCAGCAACTGCAACAACTGTAGTAACACCACGAGATACAACCGATAGAGGATTTACCCCAACAACTGTAGCACCACCTGCAGCAACTGTAACACCTATTGGCACAAGTGCAAGAGATAGAACAGATAGAGGGTTTACTCCAACAAATGTAGCAGAACCTAAACCAGTTAGTTCTCCATCTCCTCGTACTTCATCTATAGGAGAAAGAGTAAAAGAAAGATCTGCTATTCAAAGAGCAAAATCTGCTGCTGGACAAGTAGGATTAAATCAAGCACGACAAATAGCAGAGGCAAAATCACCAAGTGCAGATATTTTTTCTCAAATAAACAAAGGTGGTTTAGCTACTAAACCTAAAAAGAAAAAAGCTACCCCTAAGAATCGTGGCATAGCAGCACGTAAGTAATCTGCTATATAAGCTGGCTACTCATCCCCCATCCAACATGGCTACGGTGGCCCCAGTAAAGGAAGTAAAATGACTGAAACAGTAATGGTTAAAGAAGAACCAAAAAAAGTTGCATTTATGAAAAGAAAAAATGCAAATGAAAATAGAATAGAAAAAGATGAACAGGAACTAAAAGAACTTCTTGATAATAAAAATGAAGAATCTATAGAGGAAGTTAAAGAAGAAGAACCTGTAAATGCAGAGGAAAAAAGTTTTAAGAAACGTTATGGTGATCTTCGCAGACACATGCAACAAAAAGAAAAAGATTGGGAAGACAAGTTTAAAAATCTTGAAAGTCAATTACAAGAAGTAACACGTAAAGAAATAAAACTACCTAAGTCAGATGAAGATATTGATGCTTGGGCAAAACAACATCCTGATGTTGCAGCTATTGTAGAAACTATAGCAATTAAAAAAGCTAGAGAACAATCTGCAGGATTAGAAGATAAAGTAAAAGAAATAAATGAAATGAGAGCCACTGCATCTCGTGAAAAAGCAGAGGCAGAGTTGATGCAAATTCACCCTGACTTTGATCAAATAAGAGACAGTGATGACTTTCATACATGGGCAGATGAACAACCTAAGTGGATACAGGATGCATTATACGAAAATGATACTGACTCACGTTCTGCTGCAAGAGCTATTGATTTATATAAGTCAGATCGTAATATTAAAACTAAAAAAGTAGATAGTTCAAAAGATGCAGCTAAATCAGTAAATAGTCGTACTACCCGTAGTGAACCTGCAACAACAGATACGGATGGTGCATTTAAAGAATCACAAGTTGCTAAAATGACTGCAGAGCAATACGAAAAAGCTGCAGATGCAATTATGGAATCAATCAGGTCAGGTAAGTTTGTTTATGACTTATCTGGCTCTGCACGATAAAATACTGTTGACAAATCAAAAATATACAGTATAACTATATGTATAATTGTTAGAAGCCCCGTAATAGGACTACCTTCTAGTAAGAATACTTAATATTAGCCTAAACAAAAAGACTTACCTGTTTGTGTATAGGCCCGTACAAAACTGATAGGCCAATCAGTAGAGTATGCACCCTATTAGAACATTCAGCCTCTACTTAATATGTTTAGCTCATAGTGAAGCCAAACTTTATAGGAGGATTATATTATGGCTTTTTCATCAGCATCGGGTTATGGGAACCTACCTAACGGTAATTTTAGTCCTATAATCTATTCCAAACAGGTCCAGCTTGCATTTCGCAAGGCTGCTACTGTTGGGGATATTACGAACTCAGATTATTTTGGGGAGATTTCTGCTCAAGGTGATACTGTTCGTATTATCAAAGAACCTGAAATCTCAGTTCAGTCTTATACACGTGGCACAACTGTCACTGCACAAGACCTAGACGATGAAGATTTCACATTGGTAGTTGACAAGTCAAACTACTTTGCTTTTAAGATGGATGACATCGAAGAAGCTCATAGCCACGTAAACTTTATGGAACTTGCTACTGATCGTGCGGCATATCGCCTAGCAGACCAGTATGACCAAGAAGTTCTTGGCTACATGTCAGGCTTTAAACAGTCAGCATTACATGCAAAAGCAGATACAGCAAATGACACCGCAAGTGGTGAAAAAGCTGTTTTGACTGCAGGTGATGATGAACTGCTTTCAAGCATGAAACTAAAGAAGGGTGATTTTGGTAACATCACTACGACATCTGCTGGCGATCATTCGATTCCAGTAACTGCTCGTATGCCTGGAGCTACATCCCTTCCAACTGCAACTGTTTCACCTGCTATGATTGTAGCACGTATGAAACGTTTGCTTGATCAGCAACAAGTTGATACACAAGGGCGTTGGCTGGTAATCGACCCTGTTTTTATGGAGATACTTTCCGATGAGGACAGTCGCTTCATGAATGGAGATTACGGTGAGTCTGGTGGACTACGTAATGGTCTTGTGATCAATAACTTTCACGGGTTCCGTTTGTACTCATCTTCAAACCTACCAGCAGTAGGTACAGGTCCAGGTACATCAGGAACAGCAAACCAAAACTCAAATTTTGGAGTGTTAGTTGCTGGACATGATTCTGCTGTTGCAACTGCGGAGCAGATCAATAAGACAGAAACATATCGTGACCCTGACAGCTTTGCTGACATTGTTCGTGGTATGCATCTATACGGTAGGAAGATACTTCGTCCTGAAGCAATCGTTACTGCCAAGTATAACGCAGCATAAGAAGGGAGATTGAATTATGGCTACTATTTCAATGAGCACGAACTCAGCCTCTACTTCCAATAATGGCGGTACTGGCAATAAGCAGCTTCGTGGAAGTTTAGTAACTCTGCAGAACGATATTGATCTTGCAGATGCTATCCTACAAAACGGTGGTACTGCACTAGCAGCAAATGATATCATTGAAGCTATTGCTGTCCCTGCAAACACTATGATCCTGTATGCAGGTTTCAAAGTTGTCACTGCAATGGCAGGTACTACTACAGACTCTGAGTTTCATGTTGGTATTACAGGAACAGACGTAGACTTGTTTGCTGCGTCATTTGACTTAGATGGAGCTTCAGCAGGAGCTATTACTCCTCCTGCAGGTTTATCAAGTGGTGTTGTTGCTAATGTACCAGCATTTACTGCATCAGCAGATACTATTGATGTAGAGATTCAGGCATCCAGTGGAACTATTACTGGTGGTATTATTCGTGTGTTTGCCGTGTGCATACTCTTGGATGAAGTATCACAGTCTAGCTCTGCTAATGAAGTGGATCGTGATCTACTCGCATAAAAACTTTAGGGGCTAACTTAGGTTGGCCCCTTTAGCTTGATCTAAGGAAATAAGATGGCATACGATTATTTAGGTTTAGTTAATGATGTTAATAGAAGACTAAACGAGGTTGAACTTACTTCTAGTAACTTTACCTCTGCTATAGGTGAGTATGCTATGGTAAAGGATGCTATAAATGCATCTATAAGATATATTAATCAACATGAATATGGTTTTCCATTTAACCATGCTACAGAAACAAAAACTTTAACTGCAGGTGTAGTAAGATACTCTATACCTACAGATGCAAAGTCTGTAGACTATGGTACAGCAAGAATTAAAAAAGATGCAGATTTAAGTGTAACTGGTAATAAATTAAATGTATTAGATTATAAAGAATATATATCTAAGAACTATGCTAATCAAGAAGACCCTATATCATCAACAACTATTAATGCATCCTCTGGATTGTCTGCATCTGTAACAACAATAACTGTCGCATCAACAACAGGATTTACATCTACTGGTACACTACACATAGGTGCAGAACAAATAACCTATACAGGTATATTAGGTAATGATTTTACAGGATGTACTAGAGGTGCAAATAGTACAACTGCAGCCACTATAGCTAATAGCACAGTAGTAACACAGTTTACAGAAGGTGAAGTGCCTAGAGCTATAGTAAGAACCCCCGATAATAATTATTTATTATATCCATATCCTAACAAACAATATGTATTGGAGTTTGATTATTACAAGCTACCTACAAATTTAGACGGAGCTACAGAAGTGCCTAGTCTTCCTGTACAG